GTAGGTAGTTCGATTGCCCCTCGGGTGGATGTCATTCCATATCCCTCAGCTCCGCAATCCACCCATCTATATGCTGATCACCGGTGATACTTTTTGCCGCGATTAAAGCAGCGATCAGGTCCTCCTTGCGATGCCACGGTTCGTCGGCTTTCTCTTCTTTCCATTCAACCACTTCAGCGTTAACCTTAGCCAAATCGTCTATCTTTTCCTGTCTACGCTGCTTTGACCATTGGATGATCATCCGGAACCACCATCTTAAATCGGCAAGATACGCTCCAGAAATTAACGTTACGAACAGATGTCCTGACAAATCTAACCCTAAACGCTTTACCTGATCACTTTTCCTGTGAATATCGCCTCGTATTCTAATAACCGTCGACACCCGTCTTAGCGAAATAAAACGGCAGAGGGACAGATCTGGAACTGGTCGCCAAGGTTGTGGCTCTCGGATCAATACTGCAAAATGTTCGGCCCACGAAGGATCATAGTTCACATCCTTTCTATATCTATCTCCGTGCTGCCACATCAAATATAGAACCGCGCCGTTGCCATCAAATAGTAAGTGCTCTCTACCCCTGTGCCAGAGCATCAACGCTGATCGGTCAAAATTAAAGTCATCATATTCGAAAACTCGTTCCCTTGACACCCATAAAGTCGACACCGTGCTATTTCCCAAAACTCGTCTGATTGATTGTATTGAATTAACATTACGTTGGTTGGTTAAATAAAAGAGATCGCTCCGCGCTCCGTCTTCCGAATCCTCCAATCCATCAACTTGATGGATATGTAGACTCTCATAAAGCGATTTCTTCAGCAGCCGACCGCGACCAGCTCCATGGAAGTTCCTCACCATCTCACGTAACACATCAGCCTCAATCTCCATTACGCCTGCCTGGGGGATATGCGCTCGATTTACCCTAGAAAAACCGTTCAACAGTATGATATTCCTCATCTCGTACATCTCGCGGACCGCGCCAGGCTGCGGTACAATCCACGAAGTGGTGCATCTATACTTTTCCTCATAGATTGGAATTCTATGTTTGATAATAGCCAAGGCGAAGTACTCCGTTAAAGACACGGCAACTGATTCTCCCCGCCGGTCCTCCTCAGTCCTCTGAGCTTCCCAAAACCGATCATGTTTCGCCGCATCTCCACTTACGTCCCACAATAGTAATCTCTCAACTCGGTCGCCAGTATTTAAATACGGTAGCATATCCCTGAAAGTATTGACATAGTGTTTAACAGCTATCACATTTGTCAATCCAATATCAGTCATAATAGGGTCATAGCACACCCACTTCGCTCTATCAAATCTCTTTTTGTCCCTCTTTGCAAACAGCCGTATCGTTCTACCGTCTCCCGAGCCAACATAATGCACTTCTTGCGCGCTATACATCGCGTAATCTAGCATTGACACTAGTTTTTCATCGGTTTCTGTGTCGTCCAGATCACTCCATGGTTTCGTTGGATTTAAATGATTTGGCGCTATCATTGGTAACCCCTTCACGTGATGTATGGTAGGGTCCGCCATATTCAAGGTTTCTGCCTCAGATCCATGCAAGTGTACCGACTGGCTTAACGCATATTTTCGCAGTATGTCTCCAAACGTCTTTCGCAACACTAATCTTTTACGTCCTATTGTAGTCTCAAGTAACTTTAAGTCTAGCCCATCCGCGCATCTTATTGGCACGTCAGGTGTGATCTTAATATCCTTCAACGTTATTGTTCTCTTCTCCGACACGAATATGAATCTATACGCACGTAGCTGACGTATCGTCCACCTATTTATTCGTCCAACCGCATATACATCAGATGAGCATTTGCCAATCTCAATCCAGAGGTCATTCAACGTCTTAATATTATCCAAGTCCACATACGGGATAAATCCCTCACGCACCAGCGGTGCCAGCTTGGCTGATAGGTGCAGCACAGCAAAGGGCTCCATTTCGAAATATAC